AGCTTTACGAGTTAGAAAGACTTTATACAGAGGATGGAACTCTTAAAGAGGGAAAACCTTTGGAAGATGCTTTAGCTATTCAGGCTTGGAAAGAAGGTAAAAGATCTGCTAACGTTGTAAGTTTTGTTCTTACTTCCGACAGTAAAGCTGTGTTTGAAAGGATGCTAGTAGATAAGAAAGCACAGTTAGCTAAATCTTTAGCAGCAGCAAAGACTACCCAACAAAGGGATGATGCACATAAGGCTTACAATAACTGGGCGAGTATCTACACAAGAACTGTTTACACTCAAGAGTTCTACGATACAAGAAAAGATATTTTAGACGAAATTCAGGGATTGCTTAGTGATAGAGGTTCTCTAAGTGATATGTACTCTGAGTTGTTTAATCTTTTATTAGGAACAAGAGATACTAATGGGGTTTACAATCCTGTAAGTATTACAGACAAACAAGTAAAGAAAGCAAAAGAAGTAGAAGAAGAGATCGAAGAGATCAAAGCTTTGCTTAAGCAAGATAGTCCTCTTAGTGCTTCTGTAAAGCAAAAACTAGGACAACTTATACAGGAGCTACAATCTCTTCAAAGCAATGTAAACTCTGAATACTATACTAACGCTGTAGACAATCAATTAAAAGCAATCAGAACTAGAGTATTTACAGAACACACTGATTGGGATGTAGACTCTGTTGAACGTGAGACTAACATTAGATTTAAAAACTCTGACTGGTATAAGAATAACCACATTACTAAGTATAGATATGACCCTGAGATTAGAGGTGTAGTAGCAGTACAAGAGCCTTTGTTTATGTGGAGAGTTACTAGACCTAACGATCCTAAATATATTGAGACTGATGCTCCTTCTTCTTTGTGGTATAAGTCTGTAGTTAGTCCTAAATACAAAAACGATAACTATAAGCCAGGAGAAGTTACTTTTAAATCAGTAACAGGTGGTCCTTACTATAACTCTGCTTACAATAATTTATCAAACAATCAGAAAGCTTTACTTGGTAGAATGAGAGAACTCCACTACCGTAGTCAAGAAGGTCTGTATCAAAAAGATAAGTTAGGAGATTTGATTCCTGGTATGAGAAAGACTAGGGGAGAGTTTATAGACTTAGTTAAACTTAAAGCAAACACCATCAAACAATTCTTTAAAGGAATTAAGAACTGGTTTACAGGTGATCGTGAGGCTTTCTCTGAGGAAGAGGATATCTACGGAGACGCTTATCAGACAGATGCTTTTGGAGATCCTGTAGTAAGAGAGTCTAGAAGATTGTTTAATCGTTATGCTCGTACTCTTCCCATAGAAGAACAGTCTTATGATATTATGACTTCTATGGCTTCTTACGCTACTTCTTCTGAAAGATTTAAAGTAATGCGTAAGTATCAGTCTACAGTCCTTACTATGGAAGAAGTATTTAACCAAGGTAAGTCTGAGTCTCTTTCTTCTAAAGTAATTAGAGATTTAGTAGACAGAGAGCTTTATGGTAAAGTACTTGAAGACAAAAATGATTCTAAGCTTTTACGCAGGACCAATAGTATTATTAGTGGTGTTTCTAGTTTAGCAGGATTTAAAACTCTTGGTTTTAGTCTTTTAACTTTACCACAAAACTGGATAAACGGTTATCTTAAGATATTCTCTCAGCTTGGATTTTATCATATCACGGCTAAGGATATGGCAAAAGCCTTTGGAGATACTCTAGGAATCAGTAAAGAGTTTTATTCAACCTATAATCAGTTTGGTAATAAAAGTTATAGAGTTTCTTTAGTGGATTACTTTATAGGTACTCAGTCTGTGGCTAACCAAGCAAGTGAAATTAACAACAAAGGTCTGGTTAAGTATGGTAAAGCATGGAAAGCAATTTCTACGCTTAGGGATTTTACTGAATTTGACATATCAGCTGTAACGACTTATGCTTTCTTAAACAAGTACAGAGTGCCTTTAAAAGGATCAAATACTACTATACCACTAAAAGATGCATTCGAGTTAGTAAATGGCGTTATACAGCCTAAAAACAACGTAGACGTAGATCCTAACTTTATTCAAAAAATAAGAATGAATATTCAATTAGCTAACGAAAGAGCACAAGGTATTTATTCTGTTGAAGCTCAACCTACTGCAATGAAGAATGCTTGGTTTAGGTCTCTTATGTTCTTGAAGAAGTGGGTTATACCTGATTTAAAAACTACTTGGGGATCAGACACTATACATTACGGTGCAGGTATTCGTACAATAAGCTCACACCAAGCAGCAATAAGATTTATCAGAGATGTTGTGTTGTTGGATAAAGGAAACTTTGTTAGGACTTGGTCAACTAGTTCAGAAGTACAACAGGCAGGTCTAAAACAGTTTGCAGTTTCTTTAGGTACTTACACAGTTCTTGCTAACTTAATTATTCAGATGTCTCTTGCAATGGATTGTGAAGAGGATTCTGAAGCAGATTGGAAAGACTATGTTTGTTTAGGATTAAAGAGAACAACAAACGAAGCTGAAGGTGTCTTCACTCTTTGGGGTATGAATGAAATGAAGTTTACTTACATTTCTGAACAAGCAAACGGTGTATCTATCTTTGAGAAGATTGGTTGGGCAGCTTTAGGTCCTTTTAGTGTATGGAAAAAGTTCTGGACAGATGAAGATTTGTGGACTTCTGATCCTTACTATCGTTATAAGTCTAACTCTAGTCAAGTAGATTGGGATAAAACTCATCCTATGCAAGCAGGACAAATTGGATTAGCCGTTTTAGGTATGGAATTTTTAGGACTTAGAGGATCGTTTATCGGTCCTAAATCTATAGAATTTCAGAACAGAGCGTTCAATGATTATGCTCCTAAGACTTATACTAAAGAACTTAGAACTAGGTACACTAAAGATCACGAAGGTCTTGAAGTTATGCCTACAAGAACTCGCTTAGCTCAAGAAAAGAAATTCTTTAAAAAGCAACTTAAAGAAATTCAAGAAGAGATAAGAGGATATAAAGCAAAAGGAGAACCTGTACCTGCAAGTCTAGAGAATAAGTTAGTTAAACTTAGAGACTCTTACAGAAGTAGAGTACAGAATATTAAAGAAGGAAATACAGAAGAAGGAATTTCTATTGCTTATCCTTTCATGGATATAATTGGAAACAGAAGAGGACTAGATATTACCCCTGAGCCTGAGGAAGAATAACTTGACTTTATTTTTAATTAAAGTATTTTTGTTATACGGACTAAGGTCGGACTTAACAGTCGTAAAGATAAATATTTATGGAAACACATGACATTCTCAGAGAGCAATCAAAGAAACTTCGTCACATCGAAGGTCAACTTTGTTGCATCAACGCTAGCGTAACTGCGGAAGCAGGTATGAACGGCAGTAAAGTAATCTCAGGCACATCACCAGTTACAGGTACTTTTCAGTACTTTGTTGTTAACGCATCAGCTGTAGTTAGTGCTATTTTGGATCAGAACGCAGCTAGTCTTATGACAAGCTTAGGTCTTTCAGGAGTTACTTTGGCACCAGGAATGAAGATTAGCGTAGCTAAAGGAACAACTATCTCTTCTATAACACTTGCTTCAGGATCTATTATTGCTTACAACGCTTAATTGATGAAGACCCTTTTAGTAACTATCACCACAGTATGTGCCTTTTTGGGCACATATTTTTTAAATCTAACTGCAGATAACGCAGAACAATACTTAGCGATTGTTGCTGTTGTATTTGTAGATGGATTTTTTGGTGTATGGGCAGGTACTAAGAAGATTGGTTTTCAAACAAGAAAAGCAGTTAAAGTACTTCAGACTTTGTTTGCTTGGGTAATGATTCTTTCTGCTATCTTAATGGTAGAGAAAGGATTTGATGGTACGTTCTGGCTTTCAGAAACTTTCTGTGCTCCTTTTATTGTTTTCCAACTTATTAGTGCTCTTAAGAATGCTAACACAGTAGGAGTAATAAACAACAGTGTACTATCTCAGATCTTAGCAAAGATAGACCAGCATAAATTTAACCACGATAATGAAAAACCTCTCGATTAAACTTAATATTATCTTTTTCTTCATCATTGCTTACTTACTTTTTAAGTATGAGTATGTACAGGAACAAGATACTAACCAAGTAATATCTTTTATTGATTCTATAGATAAACAAAACGATACCTACTTTGAAAAGATTGACTCTCTAGAACATATAAAGCACGAAGAGTATTTCCGTTACGAACAAATCACCTTAAAGTATGACACAATTCAGATTGCTATTGACACTATGCCTGATATTGACGGCACAAAATACCTACTCACAATCAGTAGACAGCTTACCCTTAAAGGAGTTGAATGATGAGTTCCTAAAAGGAATTCAAGCACGTGAAAGAGTAGTAAGTCTTAAGAAGATTATCAAGACAGATAGCGTTCAGTTATCCTTGTATAAAGATTCTATTATCCCTAACTATAAAAAGGCTTTAGATACCGCTAAAGTAGAGATAGTTCGCTTAGATACTAAAGTTAGATCTCAAGCAGAAACAATTAAAACTTTAAAGAACGTTTTGAAAGGTGGGTTATTTGCTATAGCTTTGTTAACCATAGGGTTAATACTTTAACCTACCAGCCTATGATGCCAATCTCAAAACAGATTATCCAACACTACATGGATAATCCAAATACGGATGAGTCAGCTTTAGAAGTTGCTATTCGTTTCAACTACCAACCAGAAGTATATAATGAGCTAAGAGCTAAGCGAGTTCGTGACTTAAAAAGAACTGCTATGTATAAGTTGGGTGCAGATAAACCTTTAACGCCTAACGATCAACCTACACAAATTACAGGAACTTATGATGAGAATCTAGATAAAGGTACACTTGAGGTATCTAAACTAGTTTCTACTCAACCTAGATCTTCTGAAGAAATCATTGAAATTCACAAGATAGATAGATCTAAGTGGAGATTAGTACAATATTGGAGTAAAGAAAAACAATCAGGTTGGCTAGTGTCAGCCTTATTTGCTTCTATAAAGCCTGAGGACACTTTTCCTCAAGACATAGAGAACGTTCTCAGAGAGGTTTTCCTAGAATCTAATATAACTCCGTACCCAACACCTAGAAAGTCTCCTATAGCGTCTAAGAGAGGCTTATTCGTCTACATGAGTGACAAACATGTAGGTGCTCTTACTCATCCTAACTCTATTTTCAACAATCAGTACAACGAAGATGTCTTCGAAGTACGTATGATGAGAGTATTAGAAGAGATAGAGAAGCAAGTAAAGACCTATGGAAGGTTAGAAGATCTTTTTATTTGTGATTTAGGAGATTCATTAGATGGTTGGAATGGTCATACTACTAGAGGAGGACATGCACTTCCCCAGAATATGAACAATAAGGAGTCTTTTATGACTTATCTTTATGCTCATAAGCGATTCTTTGACCTGTTAGTAGAGAAAAACTTAGCTAATAACATTCATGCTATTATGCAGACAGAAGATAACCACTCAGGTTCTTTTGGCTACATAACTAACCAAGCACTAACTCTTTATTTAAATACGGCTTATCCTTTTATCAAAGTAACGATAATGGAGAAGTTCTTAGAACATTTTGACTATGGAAAACATACATTTATTTTTACTCATGGAAAAGACTCTGAGGATCTTAAGCATGGTCTTCCCCTTTTCTTAACCGAGAAAGCAGAAAATTTCCTTAACAAGTATATAGATCACCACAATTTAGGAGAGAATAAAAACATCTCAATAGTAAAAGGTGACCTACATACAGAGAGCATGCAACAAGTTTACAAGTTTAGATATAGGAATGTATTGTCTATGTACGGCTCTTCTAAGTGGATAATGAATAACTTTGGTCCTGGTTATCCAGGAGTTTCATTCGATTTAGTAGAAAAAGATACGGATTTAATATATTCGTTTTATATTCGCTTTAAATAAAATTAAGATGATTAAGCTAGCAGATATAGATAAACTTATAAACCAGTTCTATTTAGACTCAGAAAAGGATGGGTTAGCAGTAAGACCTAATGTGGTACTGCTTACAGAAGATCAGTTTGAAGATCTATTAAAAGAAATGGGAGTAGAGGAAGAAGACGATGTTGTAATAGAAAGTATACTAGGATTAGATGTCGTCATAGCAAACGGGATAGAACATCCAAGAGTAATAAGATTATAAAAAAAGGGGCCCTATTAAGAGCCCCTTTTCTTTTGGTTGGTAAACTAAATAACTAAAAACTAAAACTAAATAAACTAAAACTATGATTACATCGTTTGTGGTCCTCCTGTAGCAGCTAAGAAAGCAAGAACTTCTTCTTTCACTTTCAGCTCTACTACGATTGGCTCACTTGTGATTTCAAATTTAGTGATTTTTACTGGAACTTTTTGCTTAGTTGCAGGATCAATTTTGTATTGATAGTCTACAGGGTTAAGTTTATCAGCGTTACCTTCTAAGACAACGGCTAAACCATTCTCTGTAGGGTAAGTCATAAGAACCTTGTGGATGTTAAAAGAGAAACCTTTCTTGATGATCAATTCCATCTCTTCACCGTTCTCTACTTTTTCTTTTTCTGTGTAATAGAATAACATATTTGTCTTTTTAATTACCAAACGATAGCAATGTCTCGATCACTTACCATGATCTTTTCTTCTCCTTCTACTTCAACTAACTCTGCTGATTGAAGGTACATGATATTTACATAAACGAAGTCTCCTACTTTTACGTTGGTTACTTCTTCTCCGAGAGCGTATACTTCTAAACGCTTAAGGTTAGCTAACTCTTTCATGTTCAACTCTTCTTCCATCTCTGGTGTAAGCTGAATGAGTCTTTCTTCTCTCTTAGGACGATTGAGTAATACTCGGTGTCCTTTTACTGTGATTGCCATATTGTTTTAATTTGTTTTTGCTTTGATTACATCTAGACCTGCTGCTATTAATAGTTCTAATCCTGTTCTATCTCTATAATCTTCTAGATATACAAATGTAGTGATTCCACTTTGAATAATCAACTTAGCACAATGCACACAGCATGCATGAGTACAGTACATAACGGCTCCTTCTGTACTGATAGGACTCTTGCATGCTTTAGTAATTGCATTGGATTCTGAGTGGAGTACGTATTCAAAGGTTGTATCATTCTCTTCACATACATTTGGAAACCCTGAAGGAGTTCCATTATACCCAAAAGAGATAATGTTTCCGTTCTTTACGATTAAAGATCCTACCTGGAGTCTCTTACAGTAAGATTCTTGAGCGATTCTTACAGCTAAATCTAAGTAAAGTTCAGACTTATCAGTCTTAGGCATGTTATATATGATAGGTATTTTATACATTATTGTTTATTAAAAATTGTTCAGGTGGTATAAATCTACAAAGTTCTTTTGGTATTCTGTAGAAATAATCTTCTCCAGACCTTTCTCTCGTATTAATATATAACCTCTCTAAGTACTCTTTTTTAAAAATCTTATCAGATCTTACAATTAGAGCTGCATATGTTTTACTGCTTATAATTATATAAAAGAACAAATGATCTTTACTAAATTTTTTCTTTCTATCTAAAAAAGAAACAGTAGAATATGGAAAACTATTCATATCAGTAAAAGCGGTATTTTTCATTTCTACTTCAAAGAAGTATCTTTTACCGTCTTTGTAGGCTACAATGTCTATGTTGTAATCTTCTTCCTCCTTTGGCTCAATTGTATAACCATGACTTTCTAAGAAGGAACATGTAAGTTTCCTTCCTAGAGCGTCATATCGGTCATATTGATCTTTTACAAATTTCAAAACTATCTTAAACTGAGTTCAAATCTAAAGATTTCTTTTGGAATATCTACAACTACGTCTTTAAAATTTATATCACGATGTAAAAGAGATTTATAATCTTTGGACATGTCATTAAACCTACCTTGCTTAAACAATTCAATGTCTCTATGATATAAAGAACTAGGTCTAAAGACATACATAACCATGTTATCTACTTCATAATAGTCGTAGAAAGAGTCAAATCCTGTAATTTTAGTTTCAAACATCTCAAAAGCATCTTTGTCTGTAGGCTTAAACAGAAAGAACAAACAGTTAGTGTACTTACTTTTATACCCGTAATCATCTATGTAAACATTAACTAACCCAAAGTTAGCAAGTAAACGAGCAGCATTAGCCCCTGATGTAAATATCATGGGGCTAAGAAACTTGGTGGTATTGTTTGTAGTATCTGAGTACACTTTACACAATTCTAAGTCCGTCATTCCAGTAGTCCTCCATTGTATATGCCCACATATCGTTTTCTGAGTGCCATTTTAAGCGTTGAATTGCTTGGTGGAACCCTTCATACTCCTTACCTAAGTAAGTGCCTCCCATCTTTCCTAAATCCATTAGCTTGTCTGACATCTCATAGATCAAAGGACTACCTGGATACTTCTGACTTTCTACGATAAATCTAAAGTTATTTATAGTCAAGTTCTCTCCGTAGATACTTAGGTCTGTTTGTTTAAGAGCTTCTGTGTAGAAAGCTGCTTGGAAATCATATCTGTGCTTAAGCAACATCTCTACCCAATAGTTTAAAGAAGTTGTGGTTGTTTTAAGGTCAATAGGATATAAGATGTTGTTCACTGTGTCAACTACCACTAAATCCAAAAGACCCTTACAAGCAATTCCTTCGTATTCAAACTGAAGAGACTGTTGGGTAAATACTTTAAACTGTGAATTCCCTACTACGTACTTAGAAGTAAAG